CTCCGGACTTTTTCGTTTAAAAAAACCTCCCCCAATAATAGATACGATGCCCATCGCTACACCCCAAGGCACGCTCGATTTCAAGAGTGTCGATAAGGTGACCTTCGTCGGGGCTTCATCAAATACGGTGATCGACACAACCACAGGAAGCCTCGGTGTGGGTGTGGGTGTCGGTGGACCCACGTCTAATTTACATGTGGTGGGGGATGCACTCATAACTGGGAATGTTGTTGCTGGGTATTTGTACGGTGATGGGAGTAATATAACCGGTATTTCTTCAGCATCGAATTTGCAGGTGGTGACAGACACTGGAAATGTGACGTCTAATACCGTCCAATTTACGAATGCGACGACGGGGTTCGTGACGACTGCGAACATTGAAGTGGGTGGTGAATTGACGGTGAGTGGTGATATTCAAGTATCCGGATTGACCATACAAACCGTAAGTTCTTCGAAAACGGATACGAGTATCTTTGCGGGTACATCCGTGACGGATATTAGTGGATTATCTGTGACTATAACTCCTAAATTTGCTAACAGTAAAATATTGGTTTCTTATGATGTAAATATGGGTGGTAAAGGACGTGTATATTTAAGAGTAAAAAGAGTACAGGGATCAAGTACTTCATATTTTTGGTCGGATCAGGGGTCCGGGGGTTGGACCCAATCCCCTGGCGGAGGTGCTGCGACGAGTACTTACGCGGGGACGAACACGGATACCGAAGTTAACGGGTATCCATTCAAACACCTAGACAATGCGGGTGGTTTAGGTTCGATCACATACACGGTTCAAGGTTGGACAAATCATAGCGTTTACAATGTGTGTATAAATAGAGGTTTTGTAGATACGTCGGCCGCAGGTCATAGCGGTATGGGATATTGGGGACGATGTGTAAGTTCAATAACAGCGCAAGAAGTGTGTCAATAAATATCTCCTATAAAATTAGATATGACGGATATAGGTTTCGTCATAGCAACGTACTATTCGGGTCAGGGATTTTATATAGATAATAACGATTACAAAACCTTAAGATGGTACGAAGACAACACTATCACAAAACCAACCCTCGAAGAATTAACAGAGAAATGGGATGAACACTTGGCAGCCCAACCCCTCAAAGAACTCCGCACCAAGCGGAACAAACGTCTCGCAGAGTGTGATTGGGTTCTTGTTCCAGACACTCCTCTTTCGCAAGAAAAGATCGATGAATGGAAAGTGTACCGCCAAGCTCTTCGCGACCTTCCTTCACTCGCGGAAGATCCAGAGAATCCCGTTTGGCCCGTCGCCCCTCAATAAACAATTTCCTCCAAAGTGAATCGAGTCCCACTTTGCAAGAACCCAAGTTCCAAGTGCGAAGCCACTCGTATCAAACAAAAGCCGTTGGCTTTTGGCCGTTTAAAAAAACCTCCCTTCATAATAGATATGTCGCTGGAACAGACGATAGGAAACCTCGAGATTCGCTATGCGAACGTGGTCACATTCGTCGGTTCATCGAATACCATGGTCGATACGACCACAGGACGGATCCAGACGAAAGGCATCCAGCATAATTCTAACGTGATCACGGACGTTTCGGGTCCGCACGGACGGGTCGCACCGACCTTAAAAAAGTACCCGGAGATTGCTTTTGAGAGTGGGAAGTTTGACTCTAATGACTCTACGAATACATACGTTCAAGCAGGGTATACGGTGACGGTGAGTACGACATACAGTACACACCGTGCATTTAAGGCATTTAATGGTGTACCAAATGATTTCTTCCATTGGCAGTCTGGTAGTTTTTCAAATTCAGATGGTACGTATAGTGGAGGAACACAATTATTCGAGAGTATACCCGGAGAATGGCTGAAAATAGAAGTACCTAATAAAATCAAACCCGCTTCCATAAACTTGTATAGACGAGATTTTGACGGACAATCTCCGAAAGATTTTAAGATATACGCGAGTATAACCGGGAGCTCGTGGACTTTACTCACCGAACAAACAGGTATAGATAATTGGACGAACGCTGCAAAATCATACAACTTTGATACGGGTATATATTACAAATACTTCGCTATTCTCGTGACAAAAATTACTAGAACAAACTCTGCCGGTGCACAAACGTCTGGGACATTAGGTGAATTGGAAATATACGGCTACGAAGAAGACCCGCCCACAGGTGACCATTCAGTCGATACGACCTTTAAGTCCCGGTTTAATAACCCACAATTAACGGGTGTCCAAGTCCTCGTCGATGGTGCGACGGGGGTAGGAACGAACCACATTTCGGGTGGTCCCGACCCTTCGGGGAACCAAGCGACTATGACATCACCTAATAAATATTGGACCCTTAACGGAACCCTAACCTCTAACCTTTCCGTGGAGGCCAATACGTTCCTGGAAGGTGACCAACCCCACGCGGTCTCCGTATGGTTCAATTCCTCAAACTTGGAAGCGAATGTATCCAATACGTGTGTTTTTTCCATTTCGGATCAAGAGAAGTTGAATTCCCAAAACCTCGATCTCCAATCGAACACGTGGCACAACCTGACCTACGCGTACCAAGGTGAAGGTGGCTCCAAGGTGACCTACCTCGATGGACGTAAGGTGGCCGAAGACCAAGCCGAAGATACCTTCGGGGACTACCCACCCTTCGCGATGACGGCGTACTCACAGGGTGGGTATGTGGTGAGTGCGAGTAGTTCATACGCCGAAGGAAGTTATCCCGCTTGGGAGGCATTCAATAATATTTGGCACAACAACGGAAATACAAATGGCAGTGATACGTGGTTATCAGAAAATGCAACAAATTATAACGGAGTCGATGGTTTATATAGTAAATCACCACCCAGAAATTTAGGAACCGGTGCACACGATGGCGAATGGATAAAAATAGAAATGCCACATAAATTTAAACTTGATTACATAACTATCTATCCTCGATATCAACACGATAATAAGGCTCCTAGAGATTTTATCGTATATGGTTCAAATGACAATGTAAATTGGTCTCCCGTTTTAACAAAAACAGGTGCTTCTATAACATCGTCTCATGTAGAAACGGGTCATACATTTAGTATGGATGTGTATGATACGTGTTACAAATATTTCGGGTTGGTGACTAGGAAATTGAGATCGAACACATCTTTCGTCGCTATAGCTGAAATCAAATTCTACGGCCACCGCGAGAACGACCTGGTCCGCCTTCCCGATCCCACCAACGTTCTCAAGTATCCGCACATTGTGATGACTGGTCAATCGGGATCTGATGACACGGCTCAAAGAGGATATGTCGTAACATCAAGTGGTAAATATCCAACTGGGAGTGAAGATCAGCAGCCATGGAAAGTTTTTGATGGGGATACATCTACATTCTGGAAAGTAAAACAAGAATACACTGTTGGGACGACTGGGGGAACACATTCCGGAAATAATCTACCTGACCCAGGTCCTTTAATAGTTACTGTTCCAAGTGGAAGTGTCACTAAAACGGGTGAATTTGTAATTTTAGAAACCCCACATAAATTAAAAATTACCAAAGTGGATGTTGTGGCTACATATGCAGGTCGTCGTCCAACAAAAGTTGCTATTTTGGGAAGTAACACAAAGACACAAACTGGTTGGAGACTTCTGAATGATGACACGTTGACGTTACCCGCACAAGATACAAACACGGTTACGATACCATCACCAACGTATTACTATAAATATCACGCCTATGTAATATTGCAAGCTACATCGGGGCATGCCGGTGCTCAAACCTACGAGTTAAGATACTACGGCACAGAAGAAGGGTCAGTCCCCCTCCAGATCGGTGGTGGGAACATCGATAAGGTCGCCAACTTTAGGGTCTACGATAAGTTTATTGGGGAGGACCAAGTGAACGAAATATGGAACGCCCAAAAGGAGGAGTTTGGGCGCGCGAAACCGCAGATGGTTCTTCAACAAGGAAAATTAGGGATAGGCACGGATGCACCCCAAGGATCCTTGAGTGTCGCGGATGAACCCGATCCGACGACGTATGGACTCCAAGAGTTCCCACCGAAACCTTTAGCCGGCTACAAGACCCATATAGAGGGACATGGGGTGTTTTGTGCGAGTGCGAGTAGTGACTATACAACAACGGGTAATGGATCTGCGTTCAGTGCATTTGATAAAAATGAAGAAGAGTGGACAGGTGATGTAACATTCTCGAGTGGTGCACTCACGGGCGCTGGATTAACGACCATAACAAACGGTATAGGAGCAGGTCCTTGGGTACAATTAGAATTACCGTATAAAATTTTACTTGAGAAATGGGCTATACAAGCACGCACCTCTCAACAAAGTAGACACCTTAAAAGTGCAATTTTAGTTGGTTCCAATGATGGAAACACATGGGATACAATTCAAACGGTTACAAACCAACCGAGTCAGACCACACTTCAGTATCGTTATTATAATGTATCGGGTAACAATAAGTATCATAAATACTTACGATTAGTGGTTACCGAAGTTAACAATGGCGACCGACCAGAGGTCAACGAAATCAAATTCTTCGGATACCGCGAACAATTACCCCCGAAACAATCCGTCCTCCACGATGGCCAACTGACACTCACCAAGAACCTCACGGTACCTTCCATAGGTCCATCAGTGACGAATACACGTCACGTCGTGCCTAAGCGTCATAAATTAGTATTGGAATTTGACACGTCCACGAACCCCACAGATTTGACTACGGTCAACGACACTTCGGAGATGGGGAATGATGGAACACTGAGAGGAAATGCGTATTATAGCATAGGTGATAAGGCATTTGTGTTTGATGGGTCGGGTGATTACGTGGATACTGGTGTGATTTCACCATCAATGGCCGGTGCACGTCCCCATAGTATGTCTGCATGGTTTAAAACCAATGCGACTAATTTACAATTCGTAACTTGTTTAGGTGAAAAAAACGGCACTACAACAGATAGACGGTTTTCAGCTATTCGTGTAAACGGTAACGCTCTTCAATTCTGGCAATGGTCAAACGACCTTTCCAAATCGAATGTTATACATGTGGGTTTATGGTATCACGCAGTTGCCGTATATCTCGGCGGTGGCACATCTCAGAGCACGATGTTAATGTATCTGAATGGAGAACAAATCACCAGTTGGGACTCGGACACTACCGATGGAGGTGTACTCGGACTTGTTTCACCGAGTTTTGCTGTGGGTGAAGATATTGGAAGAAGTAATTATTATTTCAATGGTCAAATTTCAAAACCCACGCTTTACGACACGGCCCTCACGGCGGGAGACGTCAAGACCCTCTACGATATGGGTAGAGGCGATTCATACCACGTCACGAATTTCCAAAACACCCTAGTGGGTATCAATTTGGGTAATGGTCAGGCGCCTCGGTCTGCACTGGATGTACGAGACCTTATTTATGCCGAGTCATCCTCTGTACAAACGTTCACCGGGCAACATATATGTTTCCCAGATGAGTCTATGGAAAAGGGTCTCGTCGTTTCGGCAAAAAAGAATCAATTTGTCAAACTGAATGGATTGGCTATCGGTAAAAGTGCGATTACCATAGATGAATCTCTTCCCATCGTCTCCCTTTCAAATGTGGCTCAAGATAAAGCATGTTTCGGGGTTGTTTCTAAAATGGAAGAATCAAATACAGCGTATAGAACAGAAATAACTGGAGGACTCGTTTCCGAATCTATAAAGATTGCCGGTGATAACCGTGCCGTAGTGAACTCCGTGGGTGAAGGTGCCATATGGGTGGTGGATACCAATGGACCCCTGGAGTCGGGCGACTACATAACGACCTCTAATGTTGCAGGGTACGGTCAAAAGCAGGATGACGATGTTTTACACAATTTCACGGTCGCCAAGATAACTATGGATTGTGACTTTACCGCATCCAATGTTGCCGTTCAAACTATTAAACGTGAAGAGACTGGTACCCGAATAATTACAGAGGATGCCTGGAACCAACTCGTGGAATACGATCGATATTCAAATGTAGAAGATGAAATCACCACGTATTATCAAATTCAAAGAGGTGGAAATGTCCTCGACGAAAACGGTCAACTTCAATTTGAGGACAAAACGGGTGCAACCGAGGAACCATACGAGCGGCGTTTTCTCACAGCTGACGGTTCCCAAACAGATGAAGCAAACACAGTCCACATAGCAGCCTTCGTGGGGTGCACGTACCATTGTGGGTGATCACACCTAATAACACGTAAATCATTTCTTACGTTATATTAGATGTCTATCAATAATTTGAATACGTACCTGAACATCAAGGACTCCCACCTTCGGGTGGTTTCGGGAAACGTGTATGCACAGGCGATGAATATTGGTGGAATAAATGTAGAGACCGCCCACGGTCTCCAGAGTGTTTCCGACACGGGGAACGTTACCTCGAATACCATTCAATTTTCTAACGCGATAACGGGTTTCGTGACGACCGCGAACGCTCAGATCGGCCGGGATCTCGTGGTGTCCGGAAATACGACGGTTTCGACTGATTTAACGGTGAGCGCAAATGCTACGGTGGCGGATACACTCACAATTTCCGAACATTTAATCGCATCGAAAGAAGCGACCATCACGGGTAATTTACACGTCACCACGATTCGATCGGACTCCAACGTGGTCACCGAATACACGGGACCCCACGATCGACCCCTGCGGAAGTACCCGGAGGTGGTTATGACGGCGAATTCTGATAAAGGGTACGTTGTGAGTGGTTCTACACGCCTTGATGCGACTGGTAATTATGAATATTATAAGGCATTTGATAATGTAATTTCGACTGGTACAACAAACTGGATATCAGCTAGTTCTACATTTGATGGTAGTGGAGACCCAACCGGAACTTCAAATACTTTTCCGGGAACTTCTTACAGGGGTGAGTATTGCGCACTTAAACTACCAAACGCTATAAAACTCGATAATTTCCATATATTTTCTCGGGGAGCGGCGTATTCTAATCCACCAAAAGATTTACGGATATTTGGTTCTAATGATGGGACAACGTGGACAAATATGAAACAATTTCAAAATTTGAGCTTCACTGGGTTAGGTGGATTACGTCTACATGTCAATGATTCTAATACATATAACGAGTACGCCTTTTTTGTTGAAAAGATTACTGTTTCATCAGGTGGTGCCACGTATTGTGCTATAGGTGAACTCGAACTCTACGGCCACGAAGAAGGCAGTGGCTCCCTAGACACTGCCCTAAAGTCCGTGTACAACGTGCCGGCGACCACGGGGACCCAGTTGGAGGTCTACTATGATGGGCAAGACTACACGTCCGGGACGACGGTGAATGATCTGGCTTTGCCAGCGAATAACGGAACCTTAAACGGTGGTGTTGGCTTTGATACGACTTATAAAGCGTTTACATTTGATGGAAGTTCTTCTCAAAATATAACATCAAGTGCGTTAGGGTTTACGGGTGATCAACCACACACGTTTTCATTTTGGATAAAAGATAACGTAATGAATCACCCGTCTACGTACGTGATGCACATAGGTCGCACAACACACGCAGCTTCACAAAATAGTTCTATCGAATTTAGATCGGATCGCATAAGATGGGCGAGTTACGCAAATGATATTGATTACCCTCTTACAGGAATCACGTCTAACACGTGGTATCATATAACTGGGTCATACGTTGGCGGCGGTGCTACACCGAAAAATAAATCATTATACGTTAATGGTAAAAAATTTGATGACATTGGTCACAATAATCAATTTTCAGGTTGGGAAACAACTGCTGGGGATCCTATAAGTTTTCAAAGTGGTGCATTTGTTACATTAGGAAGTTCTACAGCTATAGGCAGTACACATTTCAACGGCTCCATCGCGAACTTCCGTCTCTTCTCGAAGGCCCTCAATGCTGGGCAGGTCCAAGAGTTGTACGACTACCAAAAAGACTATTTCTTGGGGTCCAAGTCCCAAGTGACCCTGTACAAGGGCCACTTGGGTGTGGGGGTCACCGAACCCTCGGGCCAATTGGAACTCGCGGGAGATGAGCGAATCCAAGAGTATCCTCCGGGTCCTATGGATGGATACGAGACCTTGATTCCGGGGCATGGTGTGTTTTGTGCATATGGTGAAGTTCCTACCGATAGTGTGTATCTAGCTGGTTGGCCGTGGTGGAAAGTATTTGATGAAAGTGAAAGTACCGCCTTTCACGGTAAGGATAGAAATTATGATTCTACAACACCGTTTGCGTTTAATGGACAAACACATGAGGTTAAAACTAAAATTGTAGGTGGATCTGAAATACGTGGTGAATTTGTAGACTTAAAATGCCCATACGAAATAATGGTTAAATCGATGAAGATGAATCCACGTGAAGGATTGACGACTGATGTGTATTTAACTCGAATGCCATCTAAGTGTATTTTTGTGGGGTCTAACGATGGTACTGAATATGAAATACTTTCCAGTCATTCGGGAATTGTATACTCGGGAACAGCTCCATATTCTGCCAATCTTACTATAAACGCTACTAAACCATATAAACATATACGCCTTATTATTACACATTTAGGTGGTAATGGAAGTGATAATGGTGGTGTTGTAAATATGGGACATCTGAGATTCTTCGGCACCCCCGGCCCCACGACCCTCGATAAGGGTTCGCTGACTCTAGGAAGGTCCCTCGATGTTCCCCGCATTTCGCGGTACGACGTGGATACGGAAACCCCGAGACCCGAGAAGTTGGTGGTGGATTTCGATACCACCGTCAATTCCTTACCCACAGATATCTCGGGGAAGGGGAATCATGGGACATTTAATGGTGATGCTAAATACTCCGCACCGGATAAGGCGTTTACTGGTTTCCCAAGTTCTTCCTCTAATTATATAAAGGCAACGCTGAATGGTGCTTCCGGTGCGTACGCACATACACAGTCCTATTGGATCAATGGTGCTGATACGACCCCGAGGTGTGCATTTACGGTGGGAACAAACACTGGAACCTATTCTTATCTGTATATGTGGTTAAATACATCTAAATGGGTGATGAGTGTAGATGGGTTTGGTTTTCAATATGTTGAAACAATTGACGATAACAGGTGGTACCATATAACAGTAACGTACGATGGTGGATCTGTTCAGGATTCTTATAAATTTTACCTCAACGGTGAATATAAGACACCCACTAGTGTTGATAACGCTTCGTCTTTTAACTCCTTAAATCTACCTTCAAATCCCGAGGTTAGAATAGGCAGAGACGATAACGTCCAATGGTACAATGGAATGGTTTCAAATCCAAAAATATACTCGGTCGCCCTCGAACCCTCGGAGGTCAAGAAATTGTACCGTCTCGGCCGAACCGGGCGGTCCATGGTCATCAGCGACACGGCCGTCGGGATCGGGAAAGCTCCTGAAGCCCAGTTGGACGTGAGGGGGACAGGTAAGTTTGCGGGGGATCTTTATTTAAACGAACCACCAGTATTACCCCAAGTCATAGGTTTTCATGCATATAGTTCAACGCTCAACACTTTCTCGGGTAATAGTTCTATAACTAATCAGTTCGATTCGACCTATTATAATTATAATAGTTGTTATAATACAAGTACGGGTATATTCACGGCTCCAGTTACGGGTTTATATGGTGTAGAGTTGCAGTTACGTACAAAGGGAAATTATTATTGCGTTTTTATAGAAGTAAAATCTGCGAGTGGGGCGGACAACGCGCTTGGTGGACGATATGTAATTAACCAATGTGAGCAGGATGTAACTACAACTAATGAACATAGAAATATGGCTGGGTTTATCTGGATGGAAGCGGGCGGTACTCTAAAAATAAGAACTTCGGGTGGTTCCGGTGATTTGTACGTGGATACTGGTAGTTGGAGTAAGTACGTAGCAGTGTTGATACATAAAACACCGTAAAAAAATATAGTAACAATTTATATGGATAAAAGATTTATCTCAATTGATCCAAAAACACTGAAAATTGTCGATTCATTTTTTACAGAGGATATAGACAATTATGGAGGGCGTTCTACATTATTGATACATATGTTAGTCGATAGAGATATTAACATTCAAAATACAAAAATAATCAAGGTTTCTGAATCCGAATATAAAATTAATCCTATAGTTCCAGAAGAACAATACAATGAAGAATATTCCAGACAGACTACACTAGAAGCTTTTAAGGAACTCCGCCAAGAACGCAACAGGCGCCTCGCCGGGGTGGATTGGATTTTCTCTGCGGATTACCAGATCCACGATGACTCGTACCAACAATGGCTCACGTACCGCAAAGCCTTACGCGACCTCCCTTCACTCACAGAAGATCCGGAAAATCCCGTTTGGCCGGAACAACCGGCGATGCCTTCGGGAACGACCGAGAATAAAGATCTCACCCGTGAATTACGAATCGAGAATAATCGACTCAAGAATAAGGTGACCATCCTCGAAAATCGTCAGACACACTTTAACACACTTCTCGTAAACTTAATCGGACGTATCGAAACACTCGAACGACCCACTTAAAAACACGGAGACCCTTATACGTAAGTATGAATGCCATCGACGTATGTGGCCTACTAGGATCTGTCGTCATAGTTATCATGTTTATACCCGAGATCAATCACGTGTATAAATATAAAGATGCGAAAGCTATTAACTATACCTTTTTACACTTAAACTTAACGGCGAGTATCCTATCTCTCATTTATTCGTTTTATTACGATATTATCCCGATGACCATCACGAACGTCGCGGCGACTCTTTTCTGCCTACTCATGTACTACTTCAAATGGAAATTCGAGCTTAAAGAATTAAATCAAGTAAATGATATACCCGCTCCTATAGTGTAGTTGGTCAACACAGGGGACTTTGAATCCCCTACCCCAGGTTCGAGTCCTGGTGGGAGCTTGATTTATATGCGGGAGACTTGTAAGACTGTTCACCTTAAGAGGCTCCCAGAACAAGCATATAAATCTTTTCCTCTCTTAGCTCAGTTGGTAGAGCAGTGGACTGTAGTTCCAATGGTCACTAGTTCGATTCTAGTAGAGAGGACCCATTCCTCTGTAGCTCAGTTGGTAGAGCGACAGGCTGTTAACCTGTAGGTCGTCGGTTCAAACCCGGCCGGAGGAGACCCACACCTTTTACATACGTGACCCGGATGTAAAAGATGTTTGCTAATTATAGATGACCGATACGAATCACCACGTACTCACAGGAAAGGTGGATATTACCAGTAATTTACTGGTAGGCTCTTCCCACCTATTTGTCGATACCAATAATAATCGTGTAGGACTCATCACCACA